ACGAAGACCAATCACGACGAGACCTTCGAGCGCACGTATGACGATCGTCCGGCCTGGCGCGCTTGGGTCTCTGGCAAATCCCGCAAGCGCATTCGGTTGGTTCAGATTTACTACCGCTACCAAGGCGCATGGCACTACTGCGTTTATACGCAAGGCGGAAAGCTGGACGGCTATCCGGTCCCGTTCGTCGATAGCAAGGGCATGAGCTGGTGTCCGCTCATCATGCAGTCGGCTTACGTCAACCGCGACAACGACCGTTACGGCATCGTGCGCATTATGATTTCGCCGCAAGACGAGATCAACAAGCGCCGGTCCAAAGCGCTGCACATGCTGACCATGCGGCAGAGCTTGGGCGAAGAAGGCAGCGTTGACGACGTTGACGCGCTGAAGCGTGAGCTTTCCAGGCCAGATGGCCACGTCAAGATCAATCCAGGCTTCCGATTTGAGCTCCTGAACACGAATGACCTCGCCATGGGTCATATCAACCTGCTTCAGGAAGCGAAGAACGAGATTGAGTTGCTTGGTCCGAATGCTGCCATGCTTGGCAAGGATGACAACGCGCCGTCAGGACGCGCCATCCTCGCAAACCAGCAGGGCGGTCAGACGGAACTGACCAGGCTTCTCGATCGTCACAGGTATTGGAAGCGGCGGATTTACGAACGGTTGTGGGATCTGGTGCGCCAGTACAAGACTGAAGAATGGTGGATCAGGGTTACGGACGACGAAAACAACGTGAAGTTTGTCGGGCTCAACCGTCCCATCACCGTCAAGGATACGTTGATCCGTCGCATGGTCGAAAATGGAGTGGTGCCGAGTGAACAAGAGGCGGAAGCACTTGTTGCGCAGATGGTGCAACAGGGTCAGGCAGATCCATTTGAGATGGAACAGGTGATCGGCACGGAAAACCAGCCGTCCGAGATCGACGTGGACATCACGCTTGAGGAAGTCTCCAACGTTGCGAACCTGCAGCAGGAAACCTTCGAGCAGTTGGTGAACCTGGCCAACGCTGGCATCACCTTCCCGCCGGATGTCTACATTCGCGCTTCGAGCCTGCGGAACAAGGACGAGCTTCTGGAGTCCATGCAGGCCATGCAGCCGCAGCCGTCTCCGATGGACGAAGCCAATCTGAACAAAACGCTTGCTGAGATCGAGAAGATCAAAGCCGACACGGAAGAAAAGCGCGCTGGCATTCCAAACAAGGCTGCTGAAGCTATGAAGACGATGGCAGAAGCCGAGAACGCCGCGATGCAGCCTGCGCCGCTTGATCCAGGCTTGCCGGTTCAGGAGCCTGCAGGCGTTCCGTTTGATCCTATGACAGGTTTGCCGGTCCCGAATGGGTCTGGCCAGTTCTGAGTAGCCGACGCCGGGCAACGGGCGATTTTCTCTGCTACCGCAGATCGTGACGCCGACGATTAACGGGCGTTTTGGAGAGCTAACAGATGGGAAACACGACACTCGACGACATTTTTGACGGGGTTGAAGACGAGTATGAGAAAAAACCCCGTGTTGACGACTTGCCGGATGGAAAGGGCGAGGCCGTAGAGGCCAAAGACGTAGAACCGGAGCCGCCATCCGAAGAGCCGGCAGAACAGTCAGATGAAGTTGAGACGGCCCCACAGCCTGAAAGTCGTAACGTCCCGCTGAAAGCTCTTGAGGACGAACGCCGGAAACGGCAGGAACTTGAGAAGCGTTTGCAGGAGTTGGAACAGAGGGCGCAACCGCGCCAGCAGTCCCAACCTCAGCAGCAGCCGCAACCGCAGTTTCCCGATCCATTGGACGACCCACAGGGCTATGCGCGCTACATGCAGCAAGAACTGCAGCGCTCACAGTTCGAAACACGCGCAATGGTCTCTCAGGAAATGATGCGGGCGCAGCACAAGGATTACGACGAGGTGGAAGCGATCTTTGTCGAAGCCGCCAGGTCAAATCCGATGCTGCTTCAGGAAATGATCTCGCACCCGGTTCCGGGCAAATATGCCTACGAACAGGGCCGCAAGATTAAGCTGATGCAAGAAATCAGCGATCCTGATGCCTACCGGGCAAGGCTGCGGGAAGAAATTCTTGCAGAACTGAACGGCACGCAAGCTCAACAACCTGTTGCTCCGGCCCCTAAATCGTTGGCAGGCGCGACGAGTGCTCCGGTCAAGCAATCGAGCCGGAAATCTCAATACGACGGGCCTGCTGATCTCTCTGAACTACTTGATAACTAGAGGGCTAGCACATGGCTACGACTACGGTGCCGACTGGTCTTACTGTACAACAGTGGGACGAACGGTATTTTCGGGAATACCTGAACAAAAACTGGTTCAAGAGCATGATGGGGACGGGTTCGTCCTCCATGATCCAGGTCAAGGAAGACCTGACCAAGAAGCCTGGCGATGCGGTGACGTTCACCCTCGTCAACAAGCTGACCGGCACGGCGAAGGACCACTTCGAAGCGCTGGAAGGCCAGGAAGAAGCCGCAGATCTTCGTTCGCAGAAAGTGACGGTTCGCGAATACTCGCACGCCGTTCGCTTCTCGAAGTTTGAGGCCCAGAAAACCGCGATCAACCTCCGTCAGGCTCATAAGGACATTCTTATGGACTGGAACATGGAGCTTGACCGCGACAACATCCTGGAAGCGCTTGGCTCCATCAACGGTGTGCCGTTTGCATCGTCGTCGGAAGCACAGCGCGACGCTTGGCTGGCTGACAACGCCGATCGTGTTCTGTTTGGCCAGGACTACGGTCACACCGAAGCCGATTTTGACTTCTCGGATTCGGTTGTGAAGCTCGCAGCCGCAGACGATAAGCTGGATTCCGATGCGCTCAGCCTCATGAAGCGTCTGGCCAAGCGGGCAAACCCGAAGGTCCGCCCGATCAGGTCGAAATCCTCGATCAGCGGCTCGGATATGTACGTTGCACTCGTGCCGTCGTACTGCCTGCGCGATCTGCGGGCCGATACGGCATTCCAGCAGGCCAACCGTGACGCTCGTCAGCGCGGCATGGACAACCCGCTGTTCTCGGATGCCGATTACGTCTGGGACAACATTGCGATCTATGAAGTCGAAGACATCCAGTCCATCGGCAACCTTGGTGCGGCATCGGAACCGATCTACCCGGTCTACCTGTGCGGTGCTCAGGCGCTTGGCATGGCCTGGTCGATGCGGCCTCAGACGGTCACCGAAGACTTTGACTACCAGCGCTCGGTCGGTCTTGCGATCAAGCAGTGGTACAAAGTCGAGAAACTGCGCTTTGGCTCCGGTTCCAGCGACACGGCCGATCTCAAGGATCACGGCCTGGTCACGGGCTACTTCGTCGGCGCCGCTGACTAATCGCTGACACAGAGAAAGGAACCTGAACCATGCCTATTGGAACTGTAGCAAACAGCATCATCCCGGTTGGGTATACCAACGGATATGCTGGCAACGCCAAGCTCGCGTTTTGGCAATCTCCCCTGATTGATGTGTCTGCCGTTGCAGACGGTGACATTATCAAGATGGGATACATGCCCGCACAGTCGTTGATGCTCAAAGTCGAGTATTGGACGACGACCGACTTCGACACGGGCACTGAAACGCTTGATATGGACCTTGGCTGGGCGGCTGCTGGTAACAGCACCGACCAGTGGACCGATCCTGTTACGGGCAAGGTCTATACCAACGCATCGGCGTCTGCATCGCCTGCTGGCATCTTGAATGCTGGCGTCTGGACGGGTGATGCAGTCAGCGGCACGGCAGCGATTGAGTATCGCACGGTTCTGTTTACGGACCCGCTTTACTTCTCTGCTAAAACGCTGATCCAGTTCGAGGCTAATGCGGCTGTTAACGCCGCCGGCACGGACGGATACATCAACATGTTCGTCACGTATCACGACGTTTGATAAGGGGCGGCAGAGCCAATGTCGAAACGCTACAACCTCGCTCGGATGTCTACGGCGACAACGGGCGCAGGCACCATCACGCTTGGCTCTGCCGTTACCAGCTATCTGTCGTTCGCCGATGCGGGCGTCTCGGACGGCGAGACGGTCACTTATGCCATCGAGGACGGCAACAACCGAGAGATCGGACGCGGTGTTTATACTGCGTCCGGTACGACTTTGACGCGCACGGTGCTCAAGAGCACGAACAGCGATGCCGAAATCAATTTGTCAGGCACGGCTGAGGTGTTCATCACCTTTGCGGCTGAGGATATTTCAACGCTGTCATTGTCGGATGGATCGGCCAGCACGCCGTCTTTGACGAATGAGGGCGATGTCAACACGGGGCTTTGGTTCCCTGCGGCGGACTCGATTGCGCTTGGTACAGGCGGCAGCGAGGCGGT